TGCAGCTAAACAGTACCTGAGAAGCTTGCTCTGGGCTGTTGATGTTGATAGGTGTGTCACCCATTAGCTCACGTATCTGCTTATGTAAGCGCAACTCTATGTCTGCTTTCTCCTTCTCGAACTCCGTTCTTACTTGCTGTAAGGCTCCGAGATCCACTTTGACTCCCGACATGTACAGTCTGGTAAGGGTTTTACATGTATTAAAGGTAATGGCTCTGATGGTGTGTAGACTTGCACAGGAGGGATCGGCGTAACGTTCCTCTTGCTTGAGGTACAGCCCCATAGTTGCGCCAAGGTCAGCCCTAAGATAAAAGCTAAGCTCGTTGAGAGGTATCTCATTTGTGTTGTATCCTTCTTTAAAGTATTTCTTTAAGGTGTCTTGCTTCTGTACGTCTAGCTCATAGCGTTGAGCACAGGCATCCAAGCTAAGTGGCTCCTTCTGTCCACGTAGTAGTATGTACTCAGATAACATTGTGTCATATATGTCACCACTGTACTTGAAGCCACACTCCCACAGCCACATAAGATCGTGCTGGGCGTTGTGCATGATCAACAGGGTTGTCATGTCTAACACCTTCTGTATCTCCTTACGCCCAGCGCCTGAGGTATCCTTCTGCTCAACATGGTCTAGCGTTACGATACACTCAGAGCCACCCTTAACTGCCATCATACCAACCTGCACTAGGAAGTTAGACGGCTCGAAGGGATCAAGTATTACCTTGCCATTACGCTTTATTGTGGTGTTCTCTACGTCTAGTACTATTTCCATGCCAACCCTCCTATGCTTGATACTGTGATCTCTCGCCGTCTAACTCACAGTGTACTACACCATGCCAACCACCCTTAAGCTTGTTCTTAGCTATGTTCAAGTGCCTCTGCGTATCTTGTTCGTCTGCCCCTTCAACCTGTGGGTTCTTAGAGATCAAGATCATCAGGTCAGCTTCAGCAGCCTTACCTGTCTTACTGCCTTCCATCATAGACTGATCTACATACACCTTACCTTCAGCTACAGCACTTAGCTGTGACATCCAGATTACAGCACAGTCATACTGCTTAGCTATGTTACGTGCATGGATGGCAGCTTCCTTAAGATACACGTCTGACTTGTCACTGGTCTTGCTGGAGAACTTATCACCCATATCTAAGATCACGATGTCAGGCTGGTAAGCTTTTATGATAGCCTCAACCCACGCCATGTCTTTGCCTGTTGAGTCATACAGCTTGATGTTCTCTCGTACAGGCTCGTAGCGTGACGCAGCTAAGGCGTAGTTACCCTTCACCTCTTCCATAGACATGGAGGTAGCCGCACTGAGATACCTAGCTCCTACACGCTCATACGCCTCCTCATTACACAGGACGATACACTTAGCTCCCTGACTAGCGAAGCCTTTAGGCCCACCTAGTAGTGAGGCATGAAAGGATGTCTTACCTGTGTTAGGTCTAGCACCTACGATAACTAAGTGTCCTCCACTAATACCTTCTACCTTGCTAGTCAGAGATGGTATGTTGAACCTCCACTTAGACTGTATGTCATTAGCTTGCAGTAAGTTATCTATAGAGATGTCACCCCAGTCAATCTTAAGGTTAGGCATGAAATCATCTTGATAGTCAGACAGTATCTTACGCATAGGCTCTAGGCTAGTCTGAGTACCATTAACGTAGTCAAACCCTAAGTTGGCTATCTCTTCGCCTACTACCTGCTGGAACAACTTACCTAGTACTTCTTCAGCTATGCCCTCAGACATAGGCTCTTGTCTGTCAATCTTCTTGAACAGATCTTTGTACGTTTCTTTGTTCGCTGTTGTGATAGTAGCGTTGTGTGTAAAGAACAGCCCTTCTAACTCAGAAACGGTGAGGTTCTTCTCATACGTTTCCATAGCGTAGTCGATAGTGCTTTTGATCTTGCGTACATCCTTAGAGAATAACTTGTCGGGTGTACGGATACCTCTATGATTGGCATAGAAGTCTTTATCCATTAGTGTTCTAAGTAGTGCTAACTCCATTATCTTTCTCTCTCTTAGTAAAATCTATCTGATACGCACCCTCTGGTGATTTGTATGCAGCTAAAATATCCAGGAATTGTTGGTAGCTCATGTGTAGTAGCTGGTACTCAGCAAGCTCTTCATCAAACTGTCTGAAGTAAACTACACTGTTATCTGCTATTACAACCTCAACATCTTCAAACCTATCTTCCTGATCTAGTGTGACAATTACAGAAGCATCCTGTTCAAATTCAACTGTGTACACGATTGACTGCCTCCCTCTGTATAGAAGCCTGACGCTCTTCTTCATCAAATTCTCTTATCCAAGGTACAACAATACCTGTATTCCATTTCTTTGCTTGAGCCATAGCTTCTTCTTTGTCAGTAAAAACTAAAGGGTTATCATAATTAGTAAAAACCTTCTTGCCTGTATCGTAAGCCCACTCACCACCTTCTATCTCAAACATGACTGCCCACATAATAATCTCCTATTTAGTTGTTACATCTAAACAAACAACACCAATGCCGTTGTGAGTTATCATTACTTCTGCTTTCTTTCTTTGTACTTCACATTGTTCATACTTAGTGTAGCTACCTATATGGAAGTATTCTAAGCTCTGCCCACTGATCAACTCCAGCCATACTAATGCCCACATTTCTCTAACCCCTCTAGCCTTTCTTCTAAGTCAAATATTTCACGAGCGCACTTGTTAATCTTATTAGAACTCACATCCTTTGCGTCATTTATTTCTTTGTACAACGCAAACAGTTCTTCTTCTTTGTGTGCTATCTCACGTTCTACGTTCTCTATCTCACCTACCATACTCATTCTACTTCTCCAATCTTAATGCAAACCACGATGTAGGAAACCATTCCTTCATGCTGTTACAAATCTGGTTAGCTACTAGCCTAGTCTCTAGCTGTGTGTCACCTGCACACCTAAGGTTACACATATCGGCAAAGGCATCTAAGCTACCTGACCAGTACCACTCAGTCATCATTGACTGTGGTAGTACCATACGTGCTTGCTCTGGACAAACATTATTTTTTAGTAGTTCATTGTAAATGGATAAGGAGCCAGAGTACACATGAGCTTTTACATAATCAGAGGTACTATGTTCCCAGTAATCAGCTAAGTATGATTTGTCATCTGGATACTCCTCAGTATCATCAAACAGTAATTCATCTACAAAACCAGTGCCACTGCCTTGTTTCTTATCGTCAGCGTTCTCTCTCCAGTTGTCAGGCAAATAAAACTCAGGCTCATCATCCACGTACCTACGGCTTATCTCATTCCAGCGTAGGAACTTATGCTTGACTAACTGCCTAGCTACAAAGACAGGAGCCTTTATGTGGAATGACGCAAAGCAATGTCCAAAAGGGCTGTAATGACCATGCTCAGCTAAGTAGTGTACCAGCTTACGGTCTTTGTCCTTCAAGACATACTGTTCTGTTTCACTGTTGTAATCATCCCATGTGGATTCTTTAGCAAAGGATACTCGTGCTGCATTAACCACTGTCATGTCATTGCCCATGTGATTTACGTATGTTACTTCAATCATTAGAACGGCACCTCACCATTAGCGTCACGTGGATCTATATAGTATCCCTTCACCATGTGAGCAGGGATCTCTTTAGTAGACACAGGGTGTACAGGTGTAAGCCCCATCTCCTTAAGGAAGTCTTTCAAGCTATCCATTTATCATCTCCTTCAATCTATCTACATCTGACCCTATCTTATATTTGATATCATCGTCAAGTCTAAAAGCTTTAGCCTTCTTACCTGTCCATGCCTCTACCTCTTGCTTGTACGATAGTGTCTTACTCATGGCGTCAGGGTCTAACGCTATGATAACCTTATAGAAATCTCCTATGTGTTCCATCTGCGCTGGGCCTAGTGACGTACCAAGAATGGCTAGGCCTGTCGTGTTAGGCATGAGTTGAGCCACGACAATGGCACTGATCACATCCTCTACCACTACACACACGCCGTTGGATGGGCCAAGCAGACGTTTGAATATAGATGCCTGACCAGTGTAGCGGAACCATTTAGGTATAGCCCCATCAAGGGCACGGCCTACTGCGTCAATCACTACACCCTTATGCTGGATAGGAAAGACAGCACGCCTATCCTTAACGTCATAGAAGATCTCCTCATTGGTTAAGCCCCAACGTCCTAAGAACCTATGCAGTAGCTGATGCTCAGGCTGAGGGTTAACGACATACTCAGGGTAAGGCATAGGCTCCAACTCTTTGCGTACCTTTAAGTCCAGCCCCTGCATACGCTTGAGTATCTCATCAGCTGTCATGCCTGTAGTAACTGCACCACGTATGCCACACCCCAACTTGTAGCAGTTGTACATCACCGCACCACCATCCTTAGATGCAGTGAATGTATTGCTACCACCACAGTTAGGGCAGTGCATACGTGTTGTCTCACCCTCACCTAGCATGAGGTCATCTACAAATTTCTTAATGTCCATCACTTCTTCCTATTAGCTAGGGCATTAGTAGACCCTGTGAGTGTGTTGACCAAGTAAGGCTTAACACTTTGTGGATTGCTGTGACCACTGACCTGCATGATACCAAACGTATCAACACCACCCTCAACTAATTGAGTGATACCAGTGCGGCGCAAGTCCATGGCGGTTATCTCAGGAGGTAGCCCAGCGTGAGCCTTAACCTCATTCACTAGCTTATGTATATCTCCACTAGCATACGGCTTGTAAGCACTACCCTGTGGCTCTACAGCAGGTGCCACGTACAGTTGGAAGCCGAACGTATCCTTCTGTTCAGCTAACATACGGCATAGGTCATCATCTATAGGTAGTCGTACCTCTGCCCTGCGTTTGCTCTGCTCTAAGTCCAATGTCTTAGTAGTCAGGTCTATGTTAGACCACTGAAGGGTACGCATGTCACCTACACGCTGTGCCCATTCGTATGCCATGTGTATGATCAGGCCAATGCTGCGCCACTTCCACTGGCTGTATGCTGTGTCTAAGAATGTAACAACCTGAGCATCAGTCCAGCGTACCTTACGTACCTTATCTCTAGTACGTTGTACTAATGTCACAGGGTTAGTGACCAGTGCCTCATGCCTGATGGCTGTATTGAGTACAATACTAAGACACGTTGCCATGTAGTTAGCCTGTCGTATGCCCACATTAGTCTGCCACTTGTCATACGCTACAGTGGCGTGCTTGAAACGTAGGTCACGCAGCTTAATGTTACCCAGCTGCTTATCATTTTGTACTTTTGTTTTGCATACACGCAGTAAGTTGTAGTCGTAATCTTTCTTACTACGTAGGGACAACGCATGGTACTTAGGGGTACGCATATAGAAGTCACACGCTGCCTCTATAGTATGTGTCTCCTTAAGTTCCATGTGCTTATTCATTTGTTGTCCTCCTTCTTAGGCTTAGGTATAGGGTGGTGTGACCAATCATCACAGGGATCATCGTCACCACCATCATTATTGTTACTAGTATGTATCATAGAAATCCAAACCCCATTGCAAATACTACCATTGCTACAATGATCTTCATTAGAAAGATAACTGCTGCCTCAAAATATCTGATGAGTGAAGTCTCCTTTGGTGATACGATTGGTAATGTCTGCAAGCTCATCACTAAGCTCATCCATATCCTCACCTATCCATGACGCTGCGTCAATAGTGGTAGATATATTATCGTAATCATCCAACTCATCAGGAGTTATGTAGTAGCTTGCCATGTTACTTACCCCCTTCGTAGAACCATGCCTTGTCATCAGTAGCTAGCACCTTAGGTAGCCAGTGATGTGGGTTACCATCTTCGCTAACCACTGGGCGGAAGTTGAACTTGTTGCTTACATTGTGTGCTGCTTCTCGCAAAGACCTGACTTGGGATAGGCTCACGTCACAACACTCAAGTATATCATCAAGCTCACTGTCTAGTACGTTATACAAGGTAAGCACTGCCTTCATATCTTCTACTGAGATTGTCATTGTATCTGCGTCTGTTGTTGGTGATTTAGATTTAGTCATTGTTAGTATCCCTTTTGATTGATTTCAATACTGATTGTACTACCTGTCTGTTTGATGTGATGATGACAACCTTACCGTCATCACCATACACTGTGTACTTACCATTACCTTTCATGACGTACATCTACCCAGCAAAGTGTCGTACTCTGCGAGTAATGATCTTGTTCGCAGCTTTTTCTATGTAGATGGTACGCCTACCTAAGTTGTAGATGTTGAAGCATTCGCCACGCTGGATGTTATATCCACGGCTACTAGTAGCACGGAAAGGCTTACGCTTACGTGTCATACCCTTCATACCTAAGAAGTTGAAACGGAATCCATC